GAAGTAAATGACTTATAGAGAAATTATTAATAGTGTTTTAAGAAGGTTAAGAGAAGATACTATAGACTCTGACTGGTCAGGTAACTTATACGATTCTGTATCTGTATCTGATTATCAGAAACTAATTGGAGAGTTAGTTAATGATTCTAAAAAGAATGTAGAGTCTTACCACGACTGGAATGCACTAAGAGAGACATTTAATATTAAAACACAATCAGGCAATATGCAATATACTTTAGGTGATGCTACTAGAGGTGCAGGTGTGTCTTTTAAAGTGTTAGACGTTATATGTCAAGATACTGGACAAGTATTGGAGCAAGTACCAAATGATTGGCTTAACGAGGCTGTATTTCCTTTATCTCAGGCATCTAGTGGTAAACCTACTAAATATGCCTTTAATGGTGTAGCACAAGCAGGTGTCAACAGAGAACCTGATTTTAACATTGACTTATATCCTGTCCCTGACTCTATACAGACTATATCTGTAAATATTGTAGGTGCTCAAAAAGAATTAAAGACAGCATCACAAGTATTAAGAGTTCCTTCACAGCCTGTAATTCTTGGAGCTTGGGCTCGTGCTATTGCAGAAAGAGGAGAGGACGGAGGAAGTATTTCTAGTGCTGTTGCGGCAGAAGCTAGAGANTCTTTAAACCTTGCGGTACAATTAGACGCAGGTAATATGGAATACGAAAGAGATTGGACAGTAGTATAATATGGCATTAGAATCTAAGCAGATACAAGCTATACCTTTAGATACTATTGGTATTGACGGTATTGATACTCAGACAACTGCTACTGCTCTAGGACCTAATTGGTTTACTAAAGCAGATAACATTGTCTATACTGAAGGCGGTAAAGTAGCTTTTCGTAAAGGTCTAAAACAAAAGACACTAAACGGAGGAGCTAAAGTTGGTTCTTTGGTAGAACACTATGATGGTACTAATCATAAAGTATTTGCCGGTGTAGGCACTAATATGTATGAGGTAGATTTATCAGATAAAGACAATGCGTGGATTAACGCTTTTGCTACTGGTGCTTCTTCTTCTGATTGGCAGTTTAGTAACTTTAATAATCAGTTGTTTGCAGCTCAGTATGATGAAGATTTATTACACTATTCTTCAGGTAGCTGGGCATTAGTAAAGAATGATTCAGGATACCAAGGTCCTGCTGGAGTAACTACTTTTGATCCTAGCACAGTATTAGGCTTTTATGGTAGAATGTGGGCTGGAGGAATAACAGAAGAAGACGATGTTTTATACTATTCTAAATTATTAGATGGTCATAAATGGGGTAGCCAAGACGGTGGTGCTATAGATTTAAAATCTGTATGGGGTCACGACAGTATTATAGCTATACACCCTTTTGCAGGTAAATTAGTTATTTTTGGTAGAGAAAATATTGCTATATATAACGACCCTGACACAATAGCTAATATAGCATTAGATGAAGTAATTAAAGGGATAGGCTGTGTCTCTAGAGATTCTATACAAAGTATTGGAGATGATTTATACTTCTTGTCAGATACTGGTGTTAGGTCTTTATTTAGAACTACTCAGCTAGACAAACTACCTCTAACAGAAAAGTCTATAACAATTAAAGATGAGCTGATAGCTAACATTAACGGAAGTACAAATGTTAAGTCAGCATTTATGCTAAATGAGGGTCTATACTTACTCTCTTTTGTAGATAGAAATGTTACATATGTTTTTGACACTACATATAAGACATCTAAAGAAACACCTAGAATAACTAAATGGCACTTTACAGACAGTAGAGAGCCTGCTAGTATGTTTTATACAGAAACTTATGGTCTACTGGTAGGACAACAATCAGGAAGGGTTGCTACTTATGAGGGTTATTATGATGTAGACTATAGCGGTTCTAGTGTATATACCTATAATAGCTATACTACTGCATTTGCTACAGCAGAGCTAGATTTAGGACAGGGAGTACAAGCGTCTATCTTAAAAAAATTGATTATGGTAATTGCCGGAGGTCAAGGAACAGACGTAGGAATAAGACTATATAAAGACTTTGAGACTAAACCTAAAATATCTCCTACATTTAAACTTAATCCTACACTAAGCGGTGAACCTTCGTACTGGGGTAATGCGTTGTCTTTATATGGAGCTACTACAGCTACACATACACATAACTCGACGCTACACCCTTCTTCGTCTAAATACGCTCCTATACACGGATATAAAGAGCGTTCAGTTCCACTATCCGGAAACGCTAAATACATAAGAATAGAGTGGGACGCAGTAACAAAAGGATACAAAGCATCACTACAATCAATATCATTATTATTTAAACAAGGTAAAACATTATGAGTAACTATACAATAGCGGTAGGCTGGTCAGGGAAAGATGCCTTAGCTGACACAGACCCCGGAAAAGTAATATCAGGTGCTGACTTTGATACTGAGTTCACAGCAGTAAGAACAGCACTTAATTCTAAGGCAGANGCAAACGGNAGTTCATCAGAGAACTTTACTTGTAACGCATTAACGGCTACTACAGGGACTNTTGGCGGTGAGNCTATANTTACTATAGATACACCACAAACATTCACTAAAGCGCATCCTACGGCTTCTGAGACGGTAACATTAGCATCAGACCAAACAGCTAACTTACTTAACTCTAATGTGTTTGTTGTTAGTGTACAAGGAAACCATACACTTAATGTATCTAATATGACATCAGGTGTAGAGGCTTCTTTTTTAATAAAAAATACTGGTGCTTATGATGTTACATTTAGTAGTGACTTTTCATTTGTAGGTGGTAATAATCCTACTATTACATCAGGTAACGGTAAAGTAGATTTAGTTAGATGTGTGTCAGACGGCACAAAGATGTATTGTAATATAGCGCAAAACTTAACATAAGGAAAAAATATGGCTGGTTTCTTTGGTACAAGCTGGGATTTAAGTAATAGTTTTAATTCTCCTTCCGTAGGTAATAATATAATAGGTGGTAATTTATCTACAGAGATAACACCAAGACCCGGAAGCGAAGGACCTACTAATACAGCATCTATGTTAAATCTTTGGGGAGCACCTACTGGATATACAGGACCATCACAACAACAAGGTGGTATGTTTAATCCTTATCAAGCTACTGGTGGTGGTTTCTATAATCCTTATCAGTTCGGTCAAGTACAGTACGGTCCTCAATATGGTGGTGGACAGATGCCTTGGTGGATGAATTATAATGTTAATAATCCTTTTATGCCTACACAGCCATCAACACCTAGTGTACAGCCACAATTACAGACGCCGTCTAGACCACAAGGTACTGGACCTAATGGTAAAGACTTAACTTATGATGAGACTATAAAGTATTTTGGTCTGTATGATGATGCTGAGTCAGCTTTAGCTGCGGGAGATTCACAAGCGGCATATAGAAAAGACCATATGCAATGGAGAAGCGGTACAGGACCTTATGCGGGTAAAGGACCGGGAGAAGGCTCATATCCGGGTAGACCTGAATTAGGAATTGCAGGAGATGAGCAAAGAATGGCTGACCTTATGGGATTCCCTAGTGCAATGGTAGATAGGTTTAAAGGTTTATTCTCAGGCTTTCAAGATAACGGGGCATTAGATGCTGAACCAGCTATTGGTGGAGGTAGTGGTACTACACAAATTCCACCTATGCTTCAGTCAGGTCAAACTCAACCTTTTGGTCCTAGTACAATTCAGTATGGTCCTGAGACTAGACCTCCTATGTCTATGCAGAATTATTTAGATGATAGTCAAAATTATAGTATGAGAAATTTTAATTCAGATAATGTAGAAATGGCTTTAGCTACAGGGCAGCTAGACCCTAAAAGAGTAGAGGTTTTATCTCCTCAAGATTGGAGATTGCGTTATCCTGAAACAACAAACAATTATCAGTATGGTTTTAACAGAGCAGAAAATTTATTTACTACTCCGTCTAGTGCTAATTATTTTCAACAAGTTGGACCACAAAGCGGATTACCTATACCACAATTTTTTCCTGACGACCAATTACAAATAAGAAGTTATACTAACTATCCTTTAGGAGATTATTCTTCAGATAGTAGATTTCAACCTATGGGACTAACTAGCGCTTTAGATAATTATAAAGCTATGCTAAACATAGAAGATAAATTTACTGGAGAACAAGTAAGTCCGTTTGGAATGACTCAAGACGGAATGACAGTTCCTGTATTTCCTAATATATTTGAGGATATGAGAGATACTTCGCTAGTAGATAATTTTGCAGCCGAAGAAGTAAGAAAAGCAGAAGAAGCTAAGAGAGCTAAAGAAGCCGAAGATGCTAGGAAAGCTGCTGAAGCTGCGGCAGAAAAAGAGAGGCAAGCGGCGGCGGCTCAAAGACGTATGAACGATAACTATGAAACTGGTTATGTAGCGCCGAACATATTTACTTCTAGTGGTCCTTCAAGAAGAGGCTCTAGAGGTGGTAGGAGAAGATAATGAATACAATTAAGGAGATAAGATAATGGCAGATGGTTTTTTAAGTAGTCTATTAGGGGGTATAAACCCTTGGGCGGCAGTTATAGGGACTGGACTACAGTTGTATGGAGCAAATCAAGCAGCAGATGCTCAGACTGATGCGGCTCAAACTTATGCTACAAGTGTTACTGAGGCTTCTAAGCCTAAAACAGTAATTGATCCTACCGGTTCAGCAGTATGGGATGATAGATTACAACAATATGTCTTAGCTCCTTCTCAGCCTATTATGGGATT